TTTTTTTTTTTTTTTTTTTTTTTTTTGATTTTGATGCTTACGGATCAATTGACCCGCGAGCGGGTCAAATCAAATGGCAGTGGCGATCTCCTCCACTGCCTAGCCAATTGATTCTGATTAAAATGGCTAGGGGACCCCTGCTGTACCCTCGTTCCGACTAGGCGTGGCCGCGGCAGGACCAGGTGATTCCTGGTGATTTATAGTGTCGTCCACTAAGGTATGTTTATCGAGTTACCTCAAACTCAGTGGTCTCTTTTTACATGCAACCACTCTGCATGGTTCTGCCGGTCCTCCCGGCCTAAGCTATTTATATAGCGGTAGCTTAACCGCTGTAGGGCTCTTTTTACGTGTACCCTAACTACACGAGCTGCACCAATTTCTTTGCTTCCTCAGGTGTTATCCCAATCCTCATCAAGGTCTCAATTTTTTCCTGAGTGCTTGTTGTTGTCACATTTTCAAAATCATCATCATCACTTGAGTCTGGATCATTGTCTGTGGTGGAACTGCTGTCATCATCGAAGTCACATGGATCTATGCCCAATTTTTTGCAGAGTTTTTCAAATTTTGTCAATTTTTTGGGATGGATCTCCATTTGTCCAGATACTAATTTATGATCTCCTCGAGCCCATGGACTCTCCTGTAATGACCAAAAGGAGTTACCCCCTCCATTAGGGACAAAATTTTGGGTAACTGGTTCAGCTCTTTCCAGTTGGAAAGGATTTGCTACATTACTCAGGTAGTTAGTCAGGAATAAATTCCTAAACATATCAATCTGAGTAGTATAGTTTCCAGTATTCCATGCCCTTGTCCAGTTGTCACCAGGATTATTCCCTGGTCTCCACCAAGAACCCTGTGCATTATCAAGGGTCTGCCAGTCTGGACCTTCATTCTTTGGCTTCCAAAGCACTGTATGACTCCAAATTTGACCACCACTGAGTGCTGCTATTGGGGCCGTTGCACTTGCGAGTACCTGCATTACTTGTGTTCCATTCTGGATGCATCTCTGGTCAAGTTCAAACTCATGTGCAACTGGTAGTTCATTTACATCGTAAAATCCTACCTGTTGGTCCTGATTAAATTGGACTAAGTGCACATTTTGCGCATGAAAGTGCATTGCTGCAAACTTCTTATTCCCTACCACAATAGATGTAAAATCTATGAATCGAGGGTTGTAGGGACTAGAGAGCATGTACACTGGTGTTACATACGCATTGAGTATGAACTCATTCCTTGGCACCCCAGTTGGTTTAATAGGGAACACATCTCCACCAGAAGCTGCTTTGACTTGCACAACCTGAGTACCTCCGCCAAGATTAGGTGCATTAAACTGTGTAACAGTAAGCTCCTGTTCTTGTAACTCAGCATTGTGGTTTTTCTGGGTTGAGATTGCAGGTTTATTGTTTTGTGCATCCGCAAGTGAAGGATAAACATTAAACGTATCAATACCATTAGATGATGAAGCTATTTTCTTCAAAAAGAACCAGCCACCTCTCACAAGCCAATTCCAGGGTGGCGGTGCAGCATTGGCAACGAGGTCTGCAGTTGTATTAACAAGTTGGTAGATGATTTCACCAACACCTCGTGCTTCAGCTTTTACTGTTGGATCTGCAAAGATGGACCGCATTTTGGAGCCTGCTGGTGTTTGTATTTGCATTTGCACAACACCTTCTGGATCGCTGATAATTTTGGCATTCACTTTCTCTGTGGTTTTAGAAAGATCACCAAGAGCGGGATTTGCATTATAATTTGTAAATTCCCACCGACCAAAGAGTTCAACGATGAAAAGGTTGCCTGTATATCCAGCATCCTTGTAGGTGGAAGTTGTTGTACCAAGTGAGTGCACTTCGAGTAAAGGACCACCTGACTGATTCCCTTCAACATTTGTATCGGTGCACCACCACCCACCATTTCGTGGACCATTTAGATCTTCCCGATTTAATTTCCAATTTGAACCACGTCCAATGGAAAGATCATGATGTTTTCTGGCTCCAAGTCCACCCCAACCAGTATTAGATGGTGTTTGTGAAAGGTTTAGTGAGGCACGCGTCACAGTGCCAGCTGCAGCAGAACCACCAACAAGTGGTGTAAATCTAATTTCCAAGTTGGAAAGTCTCCACATTCCAAATTGTGCTGCTGCTGCTTGAAGTGGGCCAAATGCAGTGCCATCATCCTTACCTTTAACAAGGCTAGGGTGTAGAAATGAACTAAGCTGTAAAACTGGTCCATCGGTTTCATTTGGTCCAATTGTGCCCAATGTTGATGTTACTTTAACTGCAAATTTTGGTTTTGGTCCACCAGCAAATTTCTTAACATCCTTTTTGATCCTTTTCTCCTCCTTCTTCTCTTTGCGTTTGAAAGCTTTTCTACGCCAATTCTTTTGTTTTGGTTTTGCGCCCAATTCTTTAGATACCTCTTTCTTAACTTCTTTCTCCACCTCTCTCTTGACCTTAGCTTCAACCTTCTTATCAGAAGGGCCTGCCATTGTCTCCTCTTGGTCCACCCCTCCAAAGAAGATCAAGCATCTTGTCTGTAAATTTGACTAGAGGACGGCCGTCGTCAAGATGCTTCCTCATGGCAAGCTCACATTGAAGTATATATTGCTTAGCAGGGTCACTATCTGGCAAATTGTGGCAGAGAATTTTAATAGAGATTATCTTTCCATAAAGTGCTTCAGCAGATGGTAACTTTTTATGTGGTTTAACCAAGCTACTTATTAATTTATTTGCACTAGTTGGTACAGGCAAATAAATACCCCTAATAAGTTCGTTAGTAAACCCACAAAATGACAATCCCTCAAGACTGTCTTGCACTTTAACATTTTCTGGCTTAACCCACATACCAAAGATATCTTTATACATTTTTATTACTTTCTCTTTGTAATCAGTTGGAACACAAGGAGTGCTGGTTAGCCGGTCATCTCCATATATTAAGGTATCATAATTACGCCATTTTTCTTTTGCTTCGGTGTAACTCAAATCATTTACATATATAAATTCAAACGCTTGAAGGAAGGTGTTTACCATATTATTATCCATAGTTGTAGACACTTGTCCTGATGGGTTTCCTTTAATTTGTTTAGTAATTTCACCAGATGGTAACAAAACATACCTATTAATAAGATGATGGCAATACCAATTATATATGGATCTATTTAACTCAGTTTTATATTCTGGTGACAACATTGAGAACCTAAATTGTTTTATTAATTTGAAAACTTGGACGGGTATTGTTCCGTCATACCTTGACCAATCCATTTCTATATATTTGTTCCCAGATTTTTGTAACCTTTGCATTCGTTGATTCCATCCACCTTCAAAAGGACACCAACCACACTGGCCAAACTGTGACTCAGTTCGGTCTTTCATAAGTTGGTTTTGATGTTGTTCAAACATTAACCCAATTCTATTATATGATGTATCTGTGCATAATATTTGACGTATATCACCATTTTCAATCTTTTGGGTTTTTAATGTTTCTTTCTTTAGGAACATATACCACAACGGTATTGGTCTATCTCCAGCTTTAATTCTTTCAAAGTTTTCAATATATTTGGTAAAGCCAAATTCTTCTACATATTCTAATTCGGTTGACCACTTAAATGCTTTTGGAAAAGCTGGTGTTGAATCAAGGTTTTTATCTGTGGCAACCATAGGTATCATAACAGTGTCTTGTAAAAACCCATATTCACGTTTTAGAGCCCACATTGCAAACTTAAATTCTTTAGAATATTCAATATCAATTCTCTCAACTTCTTTTGCATAATCGAATTTATCAAATGATTTAATATAGGCATCAACATTCCAAATGGTAGGACCATAATTTAATTCTCCTTTATACTTGGGTAAGAGACCAACTAATGGATCTTTAGGAATGGTAAAATCTTTAACTGGTCTATCAATATCCATAAAAGCTATACTAGGATGAGAATCTGGTATAAGCCATCTAGGTATTGGAGGCTCCAAAAACTTTTTCCAACCATCTATTTGGTGGTACTCTTCCCCCCCTGATGGTTTTGGGGGGGTTTCACGTTTTTTGACGTTGATGGTTGTTGTTGCTGCTGTTGTTGATTCTGGTTCTGTTGTTGTTGATGTTGTTGTTGTTGTTTACGCTGCTGTCGCTTAGCTTGGAACAATGTTATTCCGTCGCGCAAGTAGAGATCATAATTTATATCATAATATAATGCCTGTAACTCGTCCAAAACAGTTTCTTTGTCAACGTTTGGATTCCATTTATTTTCATTAAAGGCAAATTCTAAGATCTCTTGTATACGCTTCGCAATACGAACAGTAGATTCACTCTTAAGATGAATAGGGCCACCATCAACATTAACCATGTAACAATCCTTTATATGCTCTGGATGAGTGTAAGGTGTTGGTGCCTTAAATTCATACCAAAGCTGCTTAAATTTAGTTTTGACACCGTCTTTTTGAAACCAGATTTCATTGATCTCATCTTCATCAACTTCCTCAATTAGGCCATCAAAACCATCATAAGCATAAGGATTGTAATTTTCATCTTCACCAGAGTCGATATCTTCATCCTCCTCATTACGTATAGCTTCTGCCATCTTCACAAGCTCGTCGTGTGTGAAACCTTCATCAAGCAAAGCCCTATATTGTTGTTCTGTCCAGACTTTGCGCTTCTTTTTGCCTTTCCTTCTATATGATTTATTACGTCCTTTCCGTTTTTGCTCGAGTTCTTGCATAGCCAATTCTTTCCGCAAGATTTCCATCTCTCTCTTTATTGCTTCACGAACCAAGCCGACAACATCTGGTACTAGCATATTTTGTTCCATATTAACTTCCTTTGGAGTTGGTTGAACACTATCAGGTAGATCATGTTGCTCTAACATTACACACCCGGCAGCAAATCCAGTATTAATAACATGTATACCACAGACTTTACCGGATGTATTAATGACAGGAGAGCCACTAGAACCATCAGCTGTCTGTACTGCGTATGTGATTTGATCGTCAACCACAACGCCTTTAGCGACAGCAAATTTAACATAATCATTGTCCCTATGTACTATGGCCAAGTAGTCTCCATCAGTGAAGTTCCCAATTTTAAAGGGCTTAACACACTGCATCTCTGTTGGTAATGTGAAATATGCAACGTCCTTAGTTGGATGCCTCCATTTCAATTTGACAGCCAACTTCTTTCCTTCAAAATGCACCTCACCGATATCATCACTTGCACAAACATGCTTAGCTGTTACTATATAATTTTGTAACCTAAATGCAGTTCCATAACCTTCAGTTGTTTTAATTTTGAAGGTGGTTGCGGCAGGAATTTGGAAGCTAGGTGAAACACCAGTTCGTACGGTTTTTTGCACAAAATTTTTAAGTGCTTGAGAGAATCGAGCAAATGCACTCTTTTTGGGTACAAAAGGCTTGGTTTCAACCACTTTTCCTTCTTCATTTTTTATTAACACATGTTCAGGTTGTTTAACTAAAAAAAAAACAATCCTATATGCACAATAAAACAAAATAACATACCCTTTAGGTATTTTAAGGTTATCTGTAACTATATGTACAATAAGGGGGATAACAACACTAAAAAAGCTAACCAAGGAGGGGTCAAATGCAAAAACTCCATTTGTTGCGTTGGAAATAATAACTAATATTGCTGCACTACCATACACAATCAATCCTAAGAACTTATTCAAAGGAAATAGAATTAGGAGAATTGCATATGAAATGGTTTCAAGTGTGTCTGAAAATCCCAACGGTATACCTGTAAGTACACCAAATCCACTCCATATTGATAACAAGATGGTACATAATGTTGGTGTTATATTTTTATAACGCACTATAGAAAAAACTAGTGTTGCTATCACATGCACCTGCCATGAATGAAGAGCAAAATTAATTATTTGTGTATAATCAATGTCTTCAATTTGTTCACGAGCTTGTCTAAATGCATCCTTTAACATGTCTCTGAGGTAATCTTGAGTTTCTGCCAAGTAAGGTATCACATCTCTTGTTCCAGTAACTTGAGCATTTGCTGATGGTAACATTGAGAAGCCAATTAATAATCCAATCCAACATAGCAGAAACCATTGTGTCTTTGTGAACCATGGAGTTCGTACGCTTTTCTGTTCTTCAATCAACTTCTGGTAGCGCACGGCGTCATGTTTTACAACTTCGTACTCCATTTTGAGCTGTGAAAGTTCACGTTTTAGCTCATTCAACTCTGTTAACCGTTCCTGGTTCTGTTTTGCAAGCTGAGAAATAATAATGGGAGTCGTGCGATAAATGGTAGGATTCAACATCCAGGCATTATCCTTAGTGGAATGCACATAGGTAACTGCATCACCATCTTTTATGCCTGTAAATGCGGGTTCATCATTTCCATTAACCTGTATATTAAACCATTCAACCACACTATTGGCATCTATCAGGTCTTGATACTTATTGATGGTGTATGAATTTAACATAACTCCCTTATTTCTAGCAGATGTTGTCCCTAACGCTAAACCAGCGTCAAGGGCATTGCAACCAACAGCACCACCAGGGGGGACGGCCATGACGTCTTACTTGG